ATGTCCGACTCGGCGGTCTGATCCAGATGCGGGATCGCGATGGCGCCCAGCTCCGGATCGATCTTGGCCTGATAGCGGTGCTCAGCAGCGATGGCTGCGACCAGCTTTCCGAGCGTGGTCTCATCCCACGAGCGCGTCTTGGGGCTGCGAAACGGCCCCACCATATCGGCGGCCTTGGCCGAGACCGTCAGCGTCGCGGGCGGCGAGCGGATCTCGACCTCATCGACGATGAAACGCCCCAAGGGCACCAGCCTGGTTTCGGCATAGCCCAGCGACACGGTGAGCACCGTGCCGATGCGCGGCAGTTCGGCAATCGCGCCGTCCTCACGGCGGCGATCATCGAGGGTCAGCTTCAGCTCATCGGACTGGATGCCGGCTTCGTCAGTGACCACCAGTTCAATCAGTCGGTCGCGGATGGCAGCGGTAATCTCTTGGCTGCCGGCGTAGATGCGGAAGATCGGCTGCATCCTTGCCTCCTTACGACCACAGCCGGATCACCGGCGCTTCAGTCGGCAGCGGCAGATCGGGCAATTCAATCACCAGGCCAGCCACAAGGACCGGGGGCAACTGGGCCAACTGCGGATTGGCTTCGAGCACGGCGGTCAGTACATCGCTGCGCCCATAGTGCCGCCAGACCAGATCGTCGAGCACATCGCCATCACGGGTGACCACCCGTTTGAAGATCGGCCGGGTCATGGCTGATCCTCCCCATAGGCCTTGAGCTTGATGCGGAACTCGATCCGGCGCGCTTGACCGTCATCGGCAAACACGGTGCGGGTGTCGCCGATCTCCGTGATCACCCAGGCACCCCAGATGCGACCGAGACCATCGACCAGTTGCAGCGGCTTGCCGGCGTCAGCAAGGGATCTCATGGCTTCGATCTGCCCCAGGCCACCCTTGAAGCTCGGGTAGATCACGCCGTCGAGTTCGATCTCGCCAACGTTGCGTCCGACGAACTGCAACGCAGGATCGCGGTTAATCCTCGCCTGCTCCTGCCAGCGCCAGGACTGGTTGAGTGAGAATTTTTGGTAAGCGAGCGTGGCGATTTCAAAACGAAACTCGCCCAGGCCCAACATCACCCGTTCGGCCATGGCACACCTCGGTAAAGAATGAGAAAAGGGAAACGTCTGATCAGGATCAGTCGTACATCGCTGCCGCCGGACTGCGGGTGGTCTCGCGCATCAGCGCACGCAGGCGTGACTCGATGAGCGCGGCGATCTCGCGCGCATCCATTCCGGGCGGGGCGTTGACGGTGATTGGGGCCGACAGCGACACACTGGTGTTGCCGCGCGCAGCCAGCGGTTGAGCGGGCATTGCCATCGGCCGGGCGTTTGCTTCTGCCGGACTGCCCGTTGGCATCGGCATCACCCCAACCGGGGCGGTGCCGACCGAGGGGCGTGGCACAGTCAGCGAAGTCGCACTGCCCAGCGCTGCTGGACGCAAGGACGTCGGTGCCGTGGATGTCGGCACAGCCTGCTTCTCGCCCCCGAAGAGCGAACCAAACCAGTCGCCGACCTGCTTGCCAGCCTCCATCACCCAGCCAATCTTGCCGGCGATCCAGTCGATGGCTTGACCAACGGTGGCGGTGATGCCCGACCAGAGACCGGTCATGAAATCCGCCACCGGCTGCCAGGCGGCGCTGATCAGAGCCAGTGGTGAGAAGGACACCAGGGCCGTAAAGCCGTTGATCACCCACCCCACCAGGGTGCCCACGGCCCGGATCGGCAAGGTCAAGACAGTAAATGCCGTGCTCAACACACCACCGATCACCGCCCCGAGGGATTGGCCTGATGCGGACAGAGTGTTGAACTCCTCCGTGGAAAGCGTCACCGGCGCAAGCAGCTGCCCAATCCAGCCGACCACCCGGCTCACGCCATCGGCGATGAAGCCAAAGACATTGGCGATGAGCGTTCCAATCGGCGCCAGCGGTGCCAGTGCCGTGGAGAGACTCGTGATAGCCGGCTGCATGGCCGACCGAATACCCTCGAACACGCCACCGACGTAGGCAGCGATGGGGTCCCAGTACTTGCGGATCACCAGGGCCAGCCCGGCGACAGCAGCACCGATGCCGGCCACGATCCAGGTGATCGGGTTGGCGAGTAGCGCCGCCGTGGTAGCCCCGATGGCAGGCAACATCGACCAGAAAGCCAGTGCCGCTGACTTGATCGGGGCGAGTAACCCGAGCGCCCCTGTCTGAATACGAGCCCAGGCCACCGACAGTAGTCCGGCACTCGCATCGGTGGTAGCCGCCTGTACTTGCAGCAGTGCCAAGCCAGCCCGTGCTGACTGGAACGCCACCTGCGCTCCGAGAATCGGCCCCTTCACAAAGGTCCAGGCATAGCCCAGGGCGATGGTCGCCACTTTCAAGGCCAGCACAGCACCGACCGTGCCCACCACCACTTGCGTGACGATAGGGAAACGTTCTGCCAAATTTGCGAGGCTGTCGATAGGCCCCATCAGTGCGCCCACGAGGTTGTTCAAGGCCGGCAGCAGTGCATTGCCGACCGTGATGCCGAGCCGGCTCATCTGGTTCTTCAAGAGCTGCAGGTTGTTGGCGGTCGTGGCCGAACGCGCCTCGTACTCGGCCTGCATCGAGCCGGCGTAAGCCGTCTGATCGGCGACCAGACCCACCGCCTTCTCGTAGGTGTCCATCGAACCCACCAGCTTGGCGATGTCATCGGCGTACTCCATGCCGAAGAGGTCCGAGAGCGTGCCCATCAGGTCGGGGGCGTTTTTGACCTGCCGCAGGAAGGTGGTCAGAGCCCCTTGGGCATCGCGGCGGATCATCTCTTTCATGACCTCGGCCGACAGCCCGATATCCTGCAGGCCCTGCTGGAAGCGTTCGTTCTGTTTGTCGGCGGTCGCGAGCTTCATCAGCAGCGCATTGATACCGGTGGCGGCGACCTCGGGTGGCGTTTTCAGGGCTAGGAAGGTGGCACCCAGGGCGTTGAGCTGTGCGCCAGACAGGCCGAAAAGTTTGGCGGTCGATCCCGCCCGGTTGGCGATGTTGAGCAGATCGGACGCCTTGGCATCCATGTTGTTGGACAGGTGGTTGATGGCGTCGCCGAGCTTCACCACCTCGTCTTGCGTCAGCCCGAAGATTGAACGCAGGCCCGTCATCGCGGCACCGGCCTGCTGACCGGACAGATCGAAGGCCACGCCCATCTTGGCGGCGTCCTCGGCAAAGCGCAGTAGTTCCTCCCGGGCGATGCCAGCCTGACCCGCAGCGGCAACGATGGCGCCAATGCCATCGGCCGCCATCGGGATGCGCGTTGACATCAAGAGCACATCTTTCGACATCTGCCCGAACTGCTCGGGGGTGTCGAAGTTCACGACTTTCTTGACGTCGGCCATCACCGACTCGAACTGGACGGCCGGCTGCACCAGGCCATAGAGCGCACCACCCAGGGCCACCGCATCCATCATCTGGGCACGGTAGGCGCTGCGGTTCTCCAGATTGCGGGCTTGTGCCTGCTGGGCACGCGTCAGGGCTTCGGTGCGGGATCGTAGCGTTTCCAACTGGCTGCCCAGGCGTGCCGACTCGGTGCCCATGGCACGGGTGTTCACGCCCGCACGTTGCAGCGACCCCGAGAGTTCATCCACCGCCGCGCGTTGGCGACGGTAAGCCTCTTCAGCCCGAGCGGCTGCCGCACGGGCACGCTCCAACTCTCTGGACTGCTTGGCCGTGGCGCCGCCATCCTGCGCGGCCATGTTGGCTTCCAGCCCGGAAACCTTCTGATTCGCCGACCGCATGGCCAGCGCCGCATCTCGGGCCTGGGCACGCAAGGTCTCCAGTTGCTTGATGCCCGATTGCTTGTTGCCGAGCTCCGCCATGGTCGAACCCAGCTGGTTCAGCTGGGCCTGAGCACCGCGCACGGCTGAGCCGAGCGAGGCCGCCAGCGTGGCACCGATACTGATCTGAACGGGATGCGCTGTGGCCATGAAAAAACCTCAGGAGGATGGCACGGCGGACAAGCGCCGCGCCAATGACAAGGCCTCGACCAACTCACTCACCTCCAGGGCAAGCAACTCGGATCGAGGCCAGTGGGTGTAGAGGGCGAGCTCCACCACGAGGGCGGACAGCTCGCCCGGTGCTACGACAAAAAACCGCCCAGTACCTTCTGCAGTTGGGCGTAGTCCTTCATATCGAGCTGGTGAATCGCAGCCGGAGGCAATTCGGCCAGGTTGGCGATCAGCCGGATCTCGCGCTCGGCGTCCGTCCCCGCCGACTTCTGCGCGGCCAAGTGGTCGCCCACGGTGGGACGGCGCAGGGCAATATCGGCAATGGGGACGCCATCGTGCTCGATGGGAAAGTTGAGCTTGATGCGTTCGGCAGTGCTCATTTGATGTTCTCCTTATCGTTCATCACAAACCAATCGCCGCACGGATGGCTTCCATCTGATCGGTACCGCCCACCTTGCGCACCAGGTTGATGGCGTCGATCTCGATCAACTCCTCGTCATCGATGGTCAGCTTGTAGTAGCTGGCCGC